GTTTGCTTTATACCCTGGCACACACAGAACATCGGAAAAACTTAATTAAATCAATGACTTAGGTGTTCAGGGGTCGCTTTACTGTGCCGGGGTGGGCTGGCACGCTGTTTTTCCCAGATAAATATCAATAAACAATCTGTAATTGTATTCCCTACTTAGTGTTGTATGCGTCATAATGCTTGGCGTAACCCACTGATAACAAAGGGAAAACATGGCTCACAATAAAGACATCGACCTCGATGAGCTCTACAACCTGGCAAGAATCGGGCTGACAGAGGAGCAGATCGCCACGTCATTGGGCGTACACCAAAGCACCATGACCAGGCGAAAGAAGGATGACGCAGATTTTGCCGAGGCATTAAAGGCGGGAAAGCAGGCTGGTATCACCGCCGTCACGAGCGCGCTGTTCACTGGCGCCACGAACGACGCCAAGCCCAGCACAGCAGCGCAGATATTCTTCCTGAAGAACAGGGCCCGGTGGACTGACCGCATAGAGACAGAGCACAGCGGCAGCGTGAGCGTGGATGTGCAACTCGACGCAGCGATCCAAGCATTGAGAGACGCAGGCATTGACCCTTCATCTTTATGATTGGGTTATGTCTAATAACCCGGCATCACGCTGCGACAATGCCTGTCGGTGTGCATGGTGCAGTTGCTACTGCACCACGGTTTATCGCCTAGAAAAATGTCAATGAAATCAATGACTTACGTCACCCAGGGCTGCGAGAACGAAAAAGCTCTACACCCGGCGCCCCAGGCGGCTCTTCGCAAATTCGGGACTCCGGCCTGGGGGAGCTACGGTGGGTATATTCGGTTACACGTTCGGGCGGCTTTTATATGACAAAGAGCACTTCAAAAAAAGCGGCTTCAAAAAAAGAGCCCGTTGCTCTAACGGAAGAGCAAGAAAACAAGGCGGCTGAAATTGCAAAAGCCATCGCCATTGTTAAGGATCATAAAAGAACACACCGAATTGAGTATTTTAAACCGTACCCTTGGCAAGCTAAATTTTATAAAGCAGGTTTAAAAAACAAGCAACGTCTGCTGATGGCTGCAAACAGAGTAGGCAAAACAGCAAGCATGGCAGTGGAAGTTTCTTTCCATCTCACGGGGGAATACCCCGATTGGTGGGAAGGAATAACATTTAACAAGCCTACCGCCATCTGGTGCCTGGGCGTTAGTGGCGAGCAATTGCGCGACGTGGTTGTGAAGGAACTTTTCGGAGCCTATTTGGGAGACGGAAAATTTGACGGAAACGGATTAATCACCCAACAGAAAGTGTACCAAGTCACCCCTGCCATGGGCACGCCAAGATTACCCCGTGACGTTGCGGTTCGTCACAAGAACGGCAATACATCATTAGTGAGTTTTAAAAGCTATACCCAGGGCCAGCACGTACTCATGGGCTCGAGCCAGGACTTTATATGGATCGACGAAGAGCCCGTGGACCCTACGATATACCCACAAGTGTTGACAAGAACAGCCACGGGCAACGGTGGTTTAGGCGGCTATGTGACCATGACTTTCACGCCAGAGAATGGCGTGACTGAGCTTGTCAGCCAGTTCATGGACAATCGCCAGGACGGACAGTTTTTAGCCAACGCCACCTGGGATGACGCAAAGCACCTGGCGGAAGACACCAAAAAGCAGCTACTTGCTGCGATCCCTGAATATCAAAGGGACATGAGAAGCAAAGGAATCCCTGTGCTGGGAGAAGGCATGGTGTTTGCGCTCAGTGAAGAAGTTATTAAGTGCGAGCCTTTTGAGATCCCTGCCCATTATAAGAAATTGTGCGCCATCGATTTTGGAATAACCCACCCCACAACCGTTGTCTGGACGGCGTACAACCCCGATAGCGATACGATTTATGTTTTCGATTGTTATAAGAAAGAGGGGGAAATTCCAGCGGTACACGCAAGCGCCATAAAGTCCAGAGGAAAAAATATCCCAATGGTTTACCCCCACGATGGGGACGCCACCGAGAAAGGCAGTGGCAGGACGCTTGCAGAAATGTACGTTGAAAATGGCGTTCTAATGATAGGCAAGTTTACTAACCCCGACGGCTCAAACTATGTTGAGCCTGGATTAATGGAAATGTTAGAGCGATTCAGAACGGGAAGGCTGAAAGTGTTCTCCAACCTCACGCCTTGGTTCGAGGAATTTCGCCGATACCATCGCAAAAAGGGAAAAGTCCACAAAAATTTCGACGATTTAATGGACGCCACCCGCTACAGCGCTATCTCCGTCACCAGGTTTGGGCAAAACGAATCAGAGCAGCAGCAACTAACCAACAGAACAGGATATACCTCGAATGAATACGATTATTGATGAAGATGAGTTGCTAACGGTTTTAGAGCGCAACATTGACGCGTCGGACACGTACACCAACAGCGAAGTTGGTGAGCAGCGGGACAAGGGCCACAAGTATTACTACGGTGCCCCCATGGGGAACGAGGTTCGTGGCCGCTCACATCATGTGAGCATGGACGTATTCGACGCAGTTGAGGCGGTGAAAGCCATGATGCTGGAGACGTTTAGCGCTGACCGCAACATATGCCGTTTCGACGCTCAGAGCCCTGAAGATGCTATGGGCGCCAGGATGGCTACTGCCTGGACGAACTATAACTTCTATAGACAGAACGACGGGTACAAAATTCTAACGGATGTTATTCACGACGCGTTGGTAGCTAAGACCGGAATCGTTAAGCGGTACTGGAAGTCCGATTATAAGTACGAGGAAATGGAGTTCCAGGGAGTGTCTGAGGACGATTTCAACGTGATGATGTCGAACCCTGAACTAGAGCTCATGGAGATCCAGGAGGAGATGGTCGAGGGGATGGACGAGCAAACAGGCATGGCGTATAGCCAGATGACGCTGACAGGTACAGCGCGGCGCAGGATTAACACAAGTAAGGTTTGTGTTGAGACTGTGCAGCCCGAGGATTTTTTGATCAACCCGAGAGCCAAGACTGTTCAAGACTCAGACTTTTGCTCGCACCGAATGGCCCGTACTCGTGGTGAGCTTTTAAGTGAAGGGTTTGCAGAAGAAGTGGTTGCCAAGCTTGATGAGGAGGACGCGCTCAAGGAGGACGGGTCCATTGGCCGCGACTCTGTGGACAGCTTCAGGCATGACCGCCTTGGGTTAGACGATAGCCACGACAGGGTCTATGTCACGCTCTACGAGTCATATATAAAGAGGCACGATCCTGAGCTCAACGCGTGCGTTTTTTATAAATGCCTGCACTCTAGGCACACAATGCTGGACACAGAGATCGTGAGCGAGATGCCCTTCCGCACCTTTACGCCCTTCCCGTTACCTCACAGATTTTATGGTATGAGCCTGGCCGACGTGCTCGTTGACCTACAGAAGACGATGTCTTCACTAAAACGAGGCGTGGTCGATCATTTGATGCTAACCACAACTTCCCGTTGGGTAGCCAACTTGTCATTAGTCAAGAACCCACGCGACCTGTTAGACAACAGGGTCGGTGCGGTTGTTGACGTTATGTCGCCAAACCCCGAGAGCGTGGTACGGCCTTTGCCAACCCCGCAGCTTAACGGAAATGTTTACACTGCGATTGAAAATTTCGAGCAGGAGAAAGAGGCTCGATCAGGCTCCAGCAGGATGAGCCGAGGAATGGACACAACCGCGATAAGCAAACAGAACTCTAGCGACTTGATTAATACGTTCATGAACGCCTCCAACCGACGAATCATGGTGATGTGTCGTAATTTTGCTGAAAACTTCCTAAAGCCATTAATGGAGGACATATATCGACTTGGTGTCGAGTATGAAAACGAAGAGAAGATGCTCCAGCTAGATGGTCGCTTTGTCCCTATAAACCCCGCGATGCTTGGCGACAGAACCGAAATGTCTGTTGCGGTGGCGCTGACCCCTGAAGAGCAGGCCCAAGAAGCTCAAATGCTTTTGAGTCTAGATCAGCAGTTCACGATGAACCCTCAAGACCCGACACTTGGTGGCTTGTATGGGCAGCAGCAGCGGCACGCGATGATCTCGAGGGCATTCGAGCTTCTAAACATAAAAGAGGGAGCGGCTTATTTGGTAGACCCAAACGCAGAGGAGTTCCAACAGCAACAACAGCAGCAACAACAACAGCAAGAAGAAGCCCAGGCGCGTCAGGAAGAAGTAGAGAAATTCCACGCAGGCATGACCGCTCGCCAGGTGGCTGTCTTAGAGGGCCAGTTAGAGCTCGATGTAATAAAAGAGCAGAACCGAATGCTCCTGGAGCTCGAAAAGCAAGAGTTTACCGAAGAAGAAAAAGAGGCTCGGCTAAATTTGGACACCGAGAAACTTCTTCATGACATGGAGATCCAGGAAGCAGAGTTGAAACTGGAGAAAAAACAAAACAGGAACGTATCAATTGGAAACTGATTTACAACGATTCGACAAATTCTTGAACGGCGCCAAGGCGCGAAAGGCGCCAAAGATTCACAGTAAGCAGGCGCTGAAAGAATACCTGGCTTTTAAGGCGCAGACCTCTGCGCCAGCGGAGCCACCCGCCAATAAGGCAAAACCAAAGCAACCTAACGAAAAGGACTTTATCGCATGAACGACATTGAGCAAGAAGACATAAACGAAATCGCAACGAAGGCAAACGCGGCGCAGATGGCAATCAGCTCCCCGATTTTTAACGAAGCGTTTCAGATGATGAATCAGGGGATCGTCGAACAAATTATTCAAACACCCGCTGAAGCAACTGTAGAGCGCGAGCGCTTGTACTCGATGTATAAGTCAGGGCAGTTGTTTGTGCAGCAATTTGCCACATTAATAAACAACTTTGAGTTGCGTAAGCAACCGACAGGTGAGTAAAATGGCAGAAAACAACATAGAGCCATCAGAGCAAACCGCAACGGACTCCGGTGATTCAAACATGATCGAAAGATTGACCGCCCTCCTGGAGTCCGATTTAGAGTCGGAACAACCTGAAGAGCAAAGCGAACTTGATCAAGAGGCCGACCAGGCCGACACGGTAGACACGGAGTTTGAAGATGTACTCGAAACAGACGCCGTCGAGGACGAGGAGGTCGAAGACCCAACCGAAGACCCCGAAGCGGAAGACTCAGAAAAAGAGCTAACTTTTGAAATTGATGGCGAGGTCCATACAGCAGAAGAACTAAAGCTCGGTTTTCTCAGACAAAGTGACTACACAAAAAAGACACAACTCGTCAGCGAGCAACGGAAGGCCTTTGAGGCCCAATCCCAGCAAGCCGAGGCGACGATGAGTGCCTTAATGTCCGCAGCAAACGCAGACCTTACACGCTTTCAGGGCGTGAATTGGGAAGCGGTAGCAGCAGACAACCCGGATCAGTACCGGCAGGCCAAGGCGGCCTATGAGCAAACTAAATCGACCTACGACTTTATAAAGTCCCAGGCAGATCAGTTCCAGGCTCAGACACAGCAACAGGATGCCGCGCAACTTAAACAAGACGCGCAGGACTCTCTGACTGTACTGAAGACTCAAATCCCTAATTGGACTAACGATTTATATTATCGAATAGGCGATTATGCTCATAAAAATTTAGGTGTAAGCAGCGAAGAATTTAACAAAGTTGCTGATCATCGGATTATTACCGCTCTACACAAGGCCATGCTTTTTGATTCGGCAAAACAGGTGACGGCTAAGAAGAAACTCAAAGCCAGCGCCACTAAAACTTTGTCAGGCAGTAAAGCTGACTCAAGCACGACTACGAAAACTGAGGGCACACGCAAAGCGCGTGAGCGTCTGAAGAAAACGGGCCGAATTGAGGACGCCGCCGCTGTCATCTTGAGCAGGATGAAATAACATGCCAACAGTATCAGGTACACTAAAAACCTTCGACCAGGTCGGTAAAAAGATCGATTTCGAGGACGTCATTTACGATATTAGCCCAACGGCTACACCTTTCCTTAGCAGTATTGGTAGCTCAACAGCTACAGCAACACTGCACCAGTGGATGCAGGACTCTCTCGCCGCAGTTGGCGCTAACGTACTTGTTGAGGGGGCAGACGCAGGCGCTGCATCAACCATCACACAAGTTGTTAAAACAGCGAACACGCAGATCTTTGGTAAGGTCGTAGCGACGTCCGGCACAGCAGAAGCGGTAGGCACCTATGGACGATCTAGCGATTTAGCTCTGGCGATCAGTAAAGCAGCCAAGGAATTAAAGCGCGACATAGAACATTCGTTTGTTGGTTTGACGCAAGCCGGTACCGCAGGTAACGGAACCACTGGAAGGCAGCTAACATCTGCTGCTAATCAGATTGCATCTGCAACCACAAACACCGCTGGCTCGAATCGCTCATTCAGCGAAGCTTTATTGTTAGACGTCTTAGAAAAGACCTATAACGAAGGCGGCGAACCAAATCAGGTGCAGGTAACACCCTCGCACTCGGTTATCGTTGCAGGCTTCGCAGCGGCTTCTGGACGTCAGCGTAATTTTGACACTGGCACAAAGATCGTAAATGTTGTAGACATTTATGTTAGCCCCTTCGGTGAAGTGTCAGTCGTTCCTAACCGCTTTCTTCAGGCGAATACTTGCCTAGTTTTGGATACAGAGTACTGGTCACGCGCAGTTCTGCGACCAGCGCAAACTATCCAACTTAGTAAAGTCGGTGATTCTGACAAACGTCAAATGATCACCGAATTAACTTTGGTCTGCGAATCTGACGTTGCATCTGGAAAGATTGACGCTTTAACAGCGTAACGGAACCTCTCGGTCCCCTGAGAGTAGAGCGCCCTGGACACTTCCTCCGTCTAGGGCGCTTGACCCTTTACTGCGCCCGTAATTACAACCAATAATTGTATCTAAACTAAAGGTGTCGAAATGTCTGACTTAAAAACCCACATCCAGCACGATCAAATGGATGACAAGCTGCACATAGCGCACACGCAGGATGTGACCCCGATTATTGATAGCAACCGCCGAGCATACAACGACTCAGAGAAGTCGGACAAATGGGGCGATTGGAACCGCGTTGCAAGCATACCGTCAGTTGTGGTCATGGAGTGGATGAAGGAGGGCATAAATGTCATGGCCCCCACATATGAAGATCAGAAGAAGATCAAGAAAAAATTGAACTCACCTGAGTACGCCTACCTCCGAACACGCAAGGGTCGCCTATGAGTTTCTCGACATATGACGGTCTCAAACTATCCGTCGCGGATTGGTTGAACAGGGAGGATTTATCGTCGGTTATTCCCACTTTTATTTCACTCGCTGAAAATCGAATATTTCATGAGCTTCGCGCACCGATCAACGAGAAAACCGCTGACTTAACACTTGGCTCAGACGGATATTCGAGCATACCCAGCGACTATTTAGAGGTGAAGGACTTATTCTGGAACTACGTTCCGTTGAGTCGAATAAGCCTAACCGAGCTGCACTCCTATATCCCTAGATCTGGGCAAGCTCCAGAGTTTTTTGCGCGAGAGCAATCTAAGTTTATCGTTTTTCCTAACCCAACGCAGGTCTCAGGCGACACCCTGCGGATGATATATTATTTCACACCTGATCATCTATCGAGCACTGTCACCACCAACAGTATATTTCAGACCGCCCCAGAGCTTTACCTGTACGCGACGCTTTCTGAGGCAGCTAACTACCTTGGAAGTGATGGTTCCCGCTGGGAAGGCGCTTATCAAAGCGCGATGGGCAGAGCATTGCAGCACGCCAAGACCTCTGAGTACGCAGGCGCTACCACACAAGTTCAATCAGGGTACTAAGATATGGCCTCATTTTTCGAGCACATTGGGACAGAAGTGCAAGATGTTGCAGAGGCAAATGCCCTCTCGGCACAAATTGCAGCAGAAGCAGCGGCGGTTCAAGCCGAAGCAGCGCGAGATTCCGCAATATCCAGCGCATCGGACGCATCGACCTCCGAGTCCACAGCCACCACCGCGCAAAACGCTGCCGCTTCATCAGCCACCTCCTCTGCTGCCTCCGCAGCAACAAGCACAACAAAAGCGTCTGAGGCATCCGCGTCAGAGTCAACAAGTACATCTAAAGCTGCTGAGTCCGCTGCTTTTGCCGCAGCGGCGAGCACTAGTGAAAGTAATGCCGCTTCCTCATCTACTTCTGCTTCTAACAGTTCCAGCACGGCAAATACCAAGGCCGTTGAGGCAGCAGCATCAGCCGCCAGCGTTCTGACAAGCGAAAACAACGCCGCCACCAGCGCCTCAACAAGCACCACGCAGGCAACCAATAGCGCGACCAGTGCCGCCTCATCTTTGACCGCAAAAAACGCCAGCGAGGCCGCAAAGACAGCGGCTGAGACAGCAGAAACAAACGCAGCCACCAGTGCTACCAATGCGGCCTCCTCCGCCACATCCGCAACTGGCAGCGCGTCAACG